CGATGATGTAACCCATATCGGCCCAATATTGATATGGAACACGGTCCTCTTTTGAACGCTTTTCTATGGTATCTTTTGGACAAAATAGGTAAAACTTAGCATAGCGGTCGCCTAGTTCATCAGGTTCAGAAAGGAGTACGTATGCACTTAAATCAGTAGTTGTAGACAGATCCAATCCAGCGTAAGCGCCAAATTTTGTAAATTTATCCCAAGGAATAACATCTACTTTTCCTTTCATCCAAATTTCGTTGTAAATCCAGTCGAACTCTTGATCGACCCACATATTCAAGTTTTTTGTCTTGAAATTTCGGATTTTGGAAGGTTGATTTAAGGCTTTTACGAACTCTTTTTCGATGGCATCGATTGCCAGTCCTTGCCCTAGTAATGGGTTTGCTTTTTGCCAAAGCTCCTTATTTTCCCAAGATTGCTCAGTGGCTAGATCTTCCTGGTCGATATCATGGATCATTATCCAAAGTGAGTTATCGATATTGCGGCCTTCGAGCACCTCGATAACTGATTCCTCGTATCGCTTGCAAGCCGATTGCACATTGGCACCAGCCGTAGTGATATGATAAATTAAGGCTTGGGTGCGCTGCACGGTTGATGATTCTAAATTTTCTTTGACAGTATCATCTTTATGTGCGTGGTATTCATCGATTATACCAACGTGGCAGTTGATTCCGTCTTGCGTTTTACTATCACCACCCAGGGCGCGCATTTTAGAGTTGGTTTTTTTAAAACCGATTATCCTTTGCATACAGTAGAAACCCATTTGGCGTAAAGCAGGATTTGATACCGGACTTTCTACAAACATTTTTGCCTGTTCCCAGCACAAGCGCGCTTGCTCCTCCTTAGTAGCTCCCACATACACCTCGGCTTCCATTTCGAGATCAAAGCTCATTGCAAAAAGTGCTAATCCTGCCATCTCAGCAGTTTTTCCGTTCTTTTTAGCGCGCTTATCATAGACTGTGTTAATACGGCGGTAGCCTGTACTAGACTTTTTCCAAGCAAACACATTATAAATTGTAAATTGTTGAAAAGGCGCTAAAACAAACGGTTTTCCTGCCATTTTACCCTTAGTATGATTAAGAAAAGAAGGAAAGAAAGTCACAGCCTGCATGCCTTTATTATGATCGATATAAAACCCGTCTTGGTCCGCAGTTTCAATCCAACTGTAAAAACGCTCTACAGCCTGCTTGATGCGTTTACCTGATACAACGGCACCAGTGCGCACATCATTAGCGTACTGAAAAGGGATTGAATCGATTTGTTGTTGAGTGATTTGCATTGTGTTTTTGCTAAAATTAGATGTTTTTTATTTTTGGTTTTTACGGGAAACCGTAATCAGATTGCGAATTGTAGCTTTTGAAGGGATTTACTCGATGTATGGGTGTATATTTCGGTTGTTTTACGTGAGCTATGCCCTAATAAATCACCTATCAATTTGAGATCAGTTCCTTTTTCGTATAGTCCGGTTGCTGCACTGTGGCGCAAGGTGTGCATGTGGTATTGTTTGCCTATGTATTTTTTTACGATTGCGTTGCAGCTGTTATCTGAGTATTGCAAACCAAATTGACCGTTAAATAAATACACCTGTGGTTTGTACTCGATATAATACAGTCGAAGTATTTCCCTGGTCTTTTCGGTTAGTGGTACAAGGCGGTCTTTTTTACCTTTAGCTCCACGGATTTCAATTTGCATGAGTTTGCTGTTGATATCAGATAATTTTAGATTGATCACTTCTGAAACTCGCAATCCTACCGATGATGTTAAGGCGATGATTGCTTTGTGTTTTTTGTTTTCGATTTTGTCGATTTTAAAAACCAGCTCTTCCATGTCAATCACAAGAGGAATTTTCTTTTCGGTTTTTGCGTAGGTGATATAAGCGAATTTACGTTGCTGCTTGATGGTGATCGAATAGAACTTTTTTATTGCCGAATGCATAGCATTTTGCGAATTGACTTCTTTTGCGTTTAGCATGTAATCCTTGATTTCATCTGCTGAAATATGTTTTGGACTGTCTTTTGCCGCGAAGTATGCCAGGAATAATTTTATTTGGCTGCAGTAGTTTTTGATGGTTTCTTTTGAGAAATGTAAAAACTGTAAATCTCTCTCAAATTTTTGGATGTAGTTTGCGGAATTCATTTGCTTACGGGTTTATTTTGTTGGGTTTTTTGGGTGGTGGGGATATTGGGACGTTATCACTCATTTTCCAACCTAGTTTTATAGCGAATAATCTTTTCTAATTTACGTTCCATTGCTAATTTTCTTTTTATTTGGTATTCAGAAGTTTGAAACTTTTCATCCATACGAATCCAATTTAAAAGAAAATGTTTTGTGTGTGAAATATCTTCTTCAATTAATTTTAATAGGTATTTTTTCATAATAAAAACGAGTGATAACAGTTGTTTGGCAATATTGCCGTTAATAATTCCAGCGGAAAGCCCGCTGCGGATATTCATATTTTTTTTTCAATTTACAATTTCGGTTGCGGCAACATAGCCAAGCAACATAACGTTATCACTCAGCTTGGTTACGCCTCCGATTTAACTTCTTCAATTAAATTTTCAAATTCGTGTTCTAAAGACTGGCAATGTTCGCAGTTACATTCTGAAAATCTAACCTCGTCAGATAATTCAACTTCACAGCCTTGCGCTTTATAATACGCTTCTTGTAATTTCCATTCAGCATCAATGTAATTTTCGTTACAAGCTGAAAAAACGTGTCCTGATTTGCATTTAATTCCTATCATATTTTTTGTGTTTAAAAAGCCGAAGTGATAACACATTATTGTATTAATAGCTGGCTTTAGTGGTTTAATTAAGTTTTGTGAATCTAATCACGTTTATTTTTAGCCGAAAATATCGTTTTCATAATCCAGCTACTTATACAATAATCTTCCGTTGTGCGAGATGCTACGAAACCGAATTAGAAAAGACTAACTCCTCTCTTGATAATGCAAAATATAAATCTTGCAATTCGTGTATAAATTCAAAATTAGTGATAACAGTTTCTCCATCACACCAAAACCAATGATTAGAGTTTTCAACTTGTTGGATTGAATATCTGAAATTATCTCTAAATGCTTCAACACATTTATTAGTTTCAATAATAAAATATCCAAAATCTTTTAACCATTTTTCCGTTATTGGTATTCCTGAAAATCTATCTAAATCAACTATTGCAGTTGGATATTCAATGCCAATTTCTAAAATATTTGCTTTGTCATATTTTTTCCAAATTATTTTCACTTCTTTTAAATTATCTAATTTGTAAAAGTAGTTTTCTTGTATTTTCATTTTGTTTTATTTATTAAGTTAATATATAAAAGCACCATCGCACAACATCGGTTATCATCAAGCAGCTGAAAAGTATTTTGTACGTAGGCTGCCTTATGATAGCCTTTCCCGTTAGCAACAAATGCTACAATCGTGCATAATTTGAAAACTCTTGCCCTCTATCGCAAAAAGAATTTACCATAGAACAAACTAATCCAAATGACATTCCAGAATGACCTTGATTTTCAATAAGTGGTTTTACTTTTTCAAGTTCTTCGCCTTTGTTTAATTGCTCAACAATTTCAAGACAATTTCCTAATTCCATACCTTGATATAAATCTCCTAATCTAATTGGAACACATTTCTTCCATAATTCAAGATATTTTTCATCTAATATGTTTTTGCCTTTTTCAATCCATTCTTTTGTAAGTTCAGGAATTGCTTCTTCGTGTTTTCTTTTGCTTTCTTGGTATTCCTCATTTCTTTTTCGTTCGGCTTCATCACATTCGGCTTTGGTTTTGCCTGTAATTTTAACGTAAGCAGAATCTAAATCATCTACATCAGAATATAGTGTTTCTCCATTAAAAGTTCCGCAAACTAAATCTTTGTGGCTTTTCAATTCTTTTACTGCTGATTCGATGTTTCCGAATCCAAATTCAATTTCTCTGTAATTTTTCATTTTTATGATATTTAGTTTAATAATCCGCATCAGTTGCTAACAACGTATATAAGAGATACGCAGAAGCATATTTTTTCAGTTCATAATCTCGGTGGCGTACCTCTCATATACGCAACCGTTATAACTGAATCTTGTAAATCAATTTCGCAAAGCCGCTTATTTTATTATTGTTGCCTCCATATCTAGTATTTAAGTCGACACGATTTAAACCTTGCGCCATTAACTCGATATCAAATGAGTCGCTTAGTTCGTATCGCAAACCTAAATTTGCTCCAAGCGCTAAATGAGAGGAAGTTGTTCCCCAATTTTCACCATAGCGGCCAATCAAGTTATAAGATACGCTAGGTATAATTTTAACACGTTCCAAAATTTGAAATTGATACCCAGCCTGGATATTGTATTTTTCAAATTTTATTGCTCTGAATGATTCATAGCCTACTGTAATTTCCACACCTTTATTACTGATCATAGCAAATTCAAATAATGAATTCAGAGCTGGTTTGTTATTAGTAGGTGCTGACCCTACAGCTGCATTTCGAGCATCTATTCCTGCAGCAAATTGAACGTATTGCGAAAAGCACAATACCGGAAGCAGTATAATTATTGTAAAAAATATTTTTTTCATTGAGTTTAATTTCTTAACCATGACTTGCTTTTAAAAATTGGTCGAATAAATCTGTTTGGTTTGGATTGTTTTCTTTTTGGTCCTGTAACTTCGAGCGATCTTTGAAGCTAAACCCAAAATGCTTAGAGAGCTCATTGATCTCTTTTATCATTTTTTCGCGAACTGTCATGTAACCGGATATGTTTGTGGCCCCACCTTTAAACTCCTGGATCACTCCACCAACAAAACCTTTGGCAGCAATCCACTCTTCAGCCTGGATATATCGATCTACAGAAACTGCTAATTGATGCAGGTGAAACAAATCAGGCTTTGTTAGTTTTTTTGTATCTACAAGCTGGCTACCGTAATAGTCGTACCAATATTTTTGCTCTTTTGTTAGACCAAATTTTGAGTTTGGAGCAGGAAGCTTCTTTAAAATTTCGTATAAATTTTTATTCACTTCACTTACTTCACCGTCTCCTTTTATTATTTTTAAATTTGTCATAATGCTTATTATTAACTATTTAGACCCCCCTACCTAAAACAATACTCCGAGTAAAATTCTAACTAAACAGCGATGTAGGACACAAATCGACTAGCGAGATTTTACCCCATACCCCCTAGATTCGCTGCTAGATTTCCTGTTGTGACACGATTCGCATAAAGATTGACAATTAGCTTCATCAAGCTTTGCCCCTCCCGCATTGATAGCTACGATATGATCGACAACCTTTACTGCTGTAACCACATCACTCTTTAAACATTCAACACACAAAGGATTATTTATTTTAAATCTCTTAGCAAATTTTCGCCAAGGCCAAGAGTTGTAAAACTCATTGTTATTCTTCTCTCTCTCAAAGGCTTTGCGTTGTGGTACCCAGCTTCGCTCAATCTTATTTGGTTTGTTTGCCATTACATAAAATGATTATCGTTATCGTTTTCATTAATTACTGGACCAAAAGCATCTGCAGGATTTACGCAAGGAAGAGACTTACTTTCAATATCATCTACAGCTTCTCTCATATCATCCTCGCATTCCACATCAACAAATTTTGTCTTATCACCTATCCATTTTAACATAGCTGTATTAGTAGATCCACCTCGATATTTTGCAAATATTATCTCAGTATTTGCACCAGCCGCAATCAAAGGCTGCATATTCAAATCATAATCCTCTTCAACAATATCAATTTTATAATACTCAGGGCGATAGATAAACTGTACTATATCAGCATCTTGCTCGATAGCACCACTCTCACGCAAATCAGATAACATCGGTCGCTTACTAGATCCACGAGTTTCAACAGCTCTAGATAATTGTGACAATGCGATAACCGGAATATTAAGCTCCTTTGCTAGCCTCTTTAACCTTCTCGATATCGATGATATTTCATTTTCACGGTTGTTACTCTTAATGCTTCGATCAGTCATTAGCTGGATGTAATCAATTATCAAGACTTTTATACCGTACTTACGCACCCAATTCTTTGCCTTAATAACAATGTCAGAGATATCTGTTTTACCGCTATCATCAATGTACATTGGGTAGTCATTCATTCTTTGTTGATGATGAGTATAGGTTGTGAAGTATTCATTGTGCTCAAATCCTTTTTTAAGCAATTGCGATAGATGAAAATTAGTATCAATCGCTACCATTCTAGCTGTTAACTGTTCAATAGACATCTCTAAAGAAACAAATCCAACACCATTTCCAATCTTACAGTTTTCGACTGCATTTTTTAAAACATAAGAAGTTTTACCCATACCAGGGCGAGCAGCAATAATTACTAAATCCTGATTCCGATAACCACCAGTGTATCTATTCAATCTTTTAAATCCAGTATGAATACCCACTAATTTAACCTCATTTTTATTAGTAGTCAATAGCTGGACCTCTTCTTTTAAGTTTTGAAGAGCAGCCGGAAAAGACATTGTTTCTCTGCCAGTTGTAACAAAATCCATTACATTATCGAACTCTTTTTGCCAACGGCCCATTAACTCAAAAATATCAGTCTCTTCATTGTAAGCTAATCCAATAATTTTACTCGAAAATGCAATTGTTTGCCTAGCCATATATTTTTGCAAAATAAGCCTACAGTGGTACTCTATGTGAGCAGATGAAGCGATCGATTGAGTTAAATCTATTAAGTACCTATCACCACCTGATTGCTGTAACTTACCAAGCTTTTTTAACTCACTAGATACAGTAAGCATATCAATAGGATTTCCAGCGTTGTAAATACTTAAAATAGCTTCAAAAATATTTTGATGCGCTTCATTGTAAAAAACACCAGGATTAGAGATCACCATCAAAGCCTCATCAATTCCTTTTTCATCAACAAGCATTGCTCCTATAACCACTTTTTCAATATCTAAGCATTGCGGTGTAATCATTCCGTTTTGTAAATTAGTTGCAGCCATATTAAATACCTCCTATTTTTTCTTTGCGTTGGTTTGGATTCAATTCAATCACCTTTTGTTCAAACTTATTTTGATTCGAAATCCAATTAATAGCAAACTTTCTAAACCTACCTTCTATCACATCGCCATCGAACAATAATTTTTCTTGTAGAACCGTTGCTTCAAAAAGAAGTTCAAATTTTGAGTAATCAGTAATTTTGCTTTTAAATTGCATCATAACTATTTCAAATCTTGAAGGATAATTTTCTTGAAAAAAAGCGAGCGAGCCTTCTTCTCTCTTTTCTTTTTTACTATTATCTTTATTACTATTATCTTTATTACTAATATTAGCCGATTTTCCGTTTAACAGTTTTTCTGTTGACTGTTTTACAGTTTGCTGATTTTCAGTAAACAGTATTTCAGTAAACTGTTTTTTGGCTTTTGGTTTAAAAAATAACTCATAATCAATAGCACCTAAACGACCTTTTTCATGCGATTGTTTTCTTAATAAATACCCAAAAACTTCTAATTCTTTCAAACCTTCAGATACACTAGATTTAGCCTCTTTGCATTGAAAAGAAATCTTTTCTACAGAGAAGTTCCAACCATCAGGTTTTGATTGAATGAAAGCAAATAAACCCTTCGCTTTTAGCGATACATTCTTACTATTTAATAAAGAATTTGGAACCATTCCAAAAGGAACATTTGGTTTTATTAATTTTGACATCTTACTTATTTTTTAAGCGATAAAAATTTAATCTGAGCCATTTGTACGTTTACAATAGAATTAGCCATACTAACCATCGCTGTAGCTTGCTCATAGGTTTCTTTTGTAGGTTTATCAGCTAATTGCTCAAACATTTCCATAAGTTTATTAGAAACCTTAGCAGCATTACTCTCAGCAACTACAATTTCAGATTCAAACCTCGTTGGCATTATTGGAACACGTTCTGAAGGAATCCAGTCTTCTTTTCTCTTCGTTATTTCTACTGCTCTATCATAAGACTTTACAATATCAGTCTTAGCCACTTTTATAAACTCAATATCATCCATAAACGCATCAAGCTCACTTGGTAGCTTTACAAATGATTTTAAATCAGTTTTTATGACTGCTTTATGATTTACAATTTTAGTTTCATCTACAGTATAGATTTGGCCGCAGTACTTGAAAGCTTTTCCTTGAAATTTTTTAAGATTTTCTTGCATCGTCTTTAATTTTTTTATTTAATTTTAGTTGGGTTCTTTTTAATTCTATTACTTCAGGCATTGACTTTTTTACCTTCTCTACTAATTCAGGATCTTTAACACCTAGAAATCGTTTTACAATCGATGTATCACACATTGTGTTTGATAGTAGATTCTCACGCCTGGTTCTAAGCTCTAGGTTGTTAATATCAAAGTTTAGCTTATCCCTATCTTTAAATTCCACAATCATATCTTTAGGGATAGGACCATAATGCTGCTCATAAATCAGGCGCTGCTTTAATTCAAAATTTTTATTATTGCCAGATCCATCCTTTAAGTGCCTTACTTTTATTTCGACATAACCTTCAACAGTAAATCGCTCATAACCTATTGCTACTGTATTATGAGGATTATGCCCTTTTTTAAATTGGCTCTCCTTCAACTTATTGATAACTTCAGCCGTTAAGTAATCCTTTTGCTTCAATCCTTTATTCCATCCAGGGCAATTTTTTTGATACCTAGTTGCTATCCCTATATCATTTTCTTTAGATATTCTGCCACTTTCGGGTTTACTAAAAAATAAAGCACTTTTTTTCATCCCCATTAAATTAGCTTTACCCATTATTTTACTAATAGATCTACCAGGTAAAAAAGGCAGCAGGTTTTCAGTAAGATTATCAGGATACATTGTTTTAATAATTTCAACTTCCTGCTCAGTCCATGACTTTCTCATAACTCAATTGCTCTTTTATGCGCTGGATACTTTGCTGTAATCCCGCTATATTTTTAATTTGATATTCTATCTCGCTTACAACTGTAGGCACGTACAAATAAGTAATTTGGTATTTTAAACCGATATTCCTTTTATTAAAACCATGCTCAGTAACCAAAAGAAAAACAACCACTTTCTTAAAGAATGTGTTCGCATAACATACAATGTCATAGATAGAACACCCAAACTCTTCACACACCAAAACCTCTATTTGCTTGGCTTTTTCTAAATCGAAAGCAGTTGTTATCATGGCTAGATATTTAGTTTAATTTCCCATCATACAACTCATGATCAACCGCGTTTTTCTTGCAGTACACTTTATAAAAAGTAAACACAAAAGCGCACACAAACCATAAAACAGTTGCTAACAACCCAATGGCGATTCCTAGAATCAAACCCCAAAAAAATAATTTTACTATTAACATGATTTTTTATTTTTAAGTTTATAATTAGTGACTTCAGTTGTAAAAAGCTCTACTATTTCATCAGGAATAAAATCAGCATAAAGCCATTTTTTATACCTTTCAAACAGCAGTTGCTCAGCAGGCGTTTTCAACACATTAGGAGCACGGAGTTGCATTACACACATTTTTTACAAAGTTTACATTGTTCAATTCTTTCAAAAAAAGCTTCAGGGTAACACAGTTGCAATCCAGCACATTTTAAAACTTGGCCATCTACAACTTCAATTTCTTTTATTTTAGCGGTGGTTTTAACGATCTCTTTACTCATATCCTAATCTCTTTATCGCTTCGGTTGCAATCATTATTCGTTTATATCCTTCTTTCTCCTGGTACCATTCGTTAGGTTTAATTTTACCGGCAATAATCCAGTCATTAACTCCCTTTGTAGTTTTAGGAGGAAGCAAGCGGTGCTCCACAATTTCAGACAGTGATAAAGCCTTACGCTTCATTAATTTTTTTCGAATGATTTCCTTACCAGCTTCAAATTCCTTTACTGATACAATCACGAGGCCGCGATCCTTTAAGGTTTGCAAAAATTCATTTGCATCGATGTATTGAATTGCTGCCATTATTCGCCTATTATTTGTTTCACATAACCAACACCTCTAAGCGTGTTAGCCTCAATTGCAGTTTCTGAGTAAAAACTTAAAACATCATCCTCAATAAGATCAGGATAGTAGTGTAGGATCAAAGCTTTGAATGAAGTCCAAGTATCAAAACCTTTGTATTTAAACCATGCTAGTAAATAATCACGCTCTTTGGTATCTGAAGGTGTAGAATAATGAACGAGTGGCTTATTATTATCATTTAAAAAAGCTTCAAAACTTTCGTATTTTACAGATCCAAATAAATCGAAGAAACAACCATTACAATAATTAAAGCACGCAATAGGAGTTTTAAATTGCCACATAGATGAATCATAAAAAGCATTAAAACCTTTTCTAGTAATAAGCATCTTCATAATCATATTTTGAGATTCCAAAATTTTAATTTTTTGATTTAATAATAAATGATTTGTACTCATGACTATTCAGCTTTTAATTTTTCAATTACTAATTCTAAAACATCGCAAATATTTCCATCAACTTGACGAAAGTGCCAAAAATTCCAAAGACGCTTTTCATCAACCTCAGGATAAAAATGAAGTACGATAGCTTTAAGCGCATCAAAATTCCTGAAACCGTTTTTAAAAAAATACATCAAAACATTTGAGGAATTATTTACTGTTTCAATTCTCTTAAAAGTCCTTAAGTCCCTTGGAGAATATTTTATAGTTTCATCTAATGGCATAACTTTTGTATATTTGTTTAGTAGTTATACACATAACTACAATACAAATATAAGTATTATTACGATACAAATATCATAAAATATCGTAATAATATTGTAATTTATTAATAACACTAAACAAATAACTGATTATGAGAGGTTTAAGTAAAAAAGAAAAGTTAGAATTTATATTGGAAAAAGTATCAGAATTAGGTTTTTCTGCTTACGAAATTTCAAAAGAAATAAAACTAACAGAAGCTGGAGTGTCTAGAATACTAAAAGGAATAGCAAAAAAACCTCACGAAACATCATTGGATGAAATTTTATTATTTCTAGAACGTAAGGTTTTAGGCATAGATATAGATAAGGTAGCAGAACCTGAAGCCGAATACAAAAAAACCAATATCGACATCAATAAATATATTGAATGCATCGAGACAGAAAACAAATTAAGGAAGGAAATCCAGCGACTAAAAAACATACTCAGGACCAATAAGATAGAATTTACTGAAAATCTTGAAGATTAAAAGCTTTTTTATTTACATTTGATAAACTTAAACTTACATTATGAAATACATATTACTTTTTTTATTTATTAGCGTTTCTGTTAATTCACAGTCTATCACAACAAACGATGTTGATGAATTCACTAAAGTTAAATTCATAGAAACTAATATAAGTAAAGAGAAAAGAATAAAAGAAATTGATAACATTACAGTAGATAACGGAAATATGTATTTTAATCTGTCATATTTTCAATCAGATCAATCATCCATTTTCCTATTTAATATTTTACTTTATTCAAAAAACGACTTAGGATGTTTTTCTAAATACGATGGTAAAATAATTTTTTTACTTGAAAATGGAAAGACTATAGAAGGCAAGCAATTTTCTGAAACATCTTGCGAAAAAATAGGTAATACTATTAAATATGCCCTTGCAAAATCAGATGAAATAGCAACTAAGCAATTTGAAAATTTTGAAACATTATCAAAAGAAAGAATATCTAAGATAAGAATATATGGTTCTAAGTTTTACCAAGACTTTACAATAAAAGAAGAAGCGAAAGATTACATTAAAAATCATTTTATACTATTGAATGATGAAGTAAAAAAGACAGAAACAAAGTAACTTACTTCAAACACTCAAAAGGACTAATAATTTCAAAAAGCGCCAAATCCCGCACT